CACACTCCCCGAAGAAGCGAAACCGTTTGTACTCACTCAGGGGGAACGCCTCCACGCCCATCATCAAAAGAGGGTGGAGGAGCTTTCTAGTGAGCGCGAAGCGTTAAACCGCTTATCACCACTTGACCAAGAGTTAGCGCCGTACAGGGAACAGTTCAAATTGCAGGGGGTAAACGAAGTCGATGTTGTGAAACAGTTGATGGCTGTTCGCAGTTCACTTCAAACTGCGCCTTTAGAGACAATTAAATGGCTGGCCCAGACTACAGGGGTGAATCTGGACAATATTAGTAATGATGAAACCTTTGCCGATCCTACGGAAACTCGACTCAATGCAGTTGAACAGCAAGTGCAGAATGTCCAACAGACAAACACACAAGCTATTCAGCAGCAACAGTTCGATATAGCACGACAAAACGCACAGTCGCAGATTGATACTTTTGCAGCAGCAAAGAACGAAGAAGGTAATCCGACGCATCCACATTACGAGGATGTGGTGGAAACCATGACAGCAATTACGAGGGCGGATCAGGCAGAAGGCAAGGCCATTGATTTGGAAGATGTTTACCAGAGGGCTTGCTGGATGCACGAACCGACTCGAAACAAGTTGTTAGCTGATCGTGATACGTCACGGGAGGCCGACGTTCTTGCCAAGGAAAAGAAAAATCAGCGTCAACGCACAAGTCGCGCCAAACGTGCTGATACTACGATACGCAGTAGTGCGGACACTCCTGCAAAACCGAAGTTATCAATACGGGACGAGTTGAGTCAAAATTGGGATTCGGCAGCAAGCTAAAGGAAACTTAGGCGATGGCTGTTCCGAATTTATCGGAAATCGTGACGACCACGCTGCGGAATCGCTCCGGCGAATTTGCAGATAACATCACGAATGACCTCGCGCTGCTTCGTAGGTTGGAGCAACGTGGAAATGTTAAGCCCGCTGACGGTGGCCGGACTCTGGTTCAAGAACTTGAATATGCAGAGAACTCAACATTTCAGTATTACAGTGGGTATGAAGTACTCAATGTAGCACCGAGTGAAGTGTTCTCCGCTGCCGAGTTTAACTGGAAACAGGCGGCAGTGAATGTCACCTGGTCTGGTCTGGAAGCGGACATTCAAAATGCTGGTAGAGAGAAAGTTATTGATCTTCTGGAAGGCAGAATTGGTAATGCCAAAAGAACGATGTCTAACAATCTTTCGACGGGTATTTTCTCAGATGGTACTGGTAGCTCAAGCAAGCAGGTTGGCGGACTTCAGAGTCTGGTAGCTGATGCTCCCGCTACGGGTACTGTTGGCGGAATCAACCGGGCGACATATTCGTTCTGGCGGAATCAGGTTTATGATTTCTCGGACGAGAGTGTAACCCCAAGTGATTCTACAATTCAGAAAGCAATGCGGACCCTTTATTTGTCATGCAAAAAAGGTTCGTCGGCTACTGAAGCACCTGACTTCGCCGTAGCGGGCACGTCATACTTCGAGTTTTTCTGGAATTCTTTGACGACAATTCAAAGGATTACCACGGACGACACGGGTACGGCTGGCTTTGACTCGTTGAAGTTCAGGAAGGCGGACGTATTCCATGATGAGGATTGCAATACGGCTAGAATGTATATGCTGAATACTCAGTATATTTTCTGGCGTCCTCACAGGAATCGCAACATGGTTCCCCTGGAACGTAAGGGTGCCATTAATCAGGATGCGACCGTAGTTCCAATCGTATGGGCTGGTAATATGACCATGTCCAATGCCGCCCGTCAGGGCGTCATGCACGCTTAGGGAGTATATTATGGCTTACATTCTAGGCATTAAATCCGATGAAACGTCCACTACGGACGATCATGGGCTTGGCACTATCGGAAAGAACGTTACGTCCGATGGTATCAAAACTTTTAAGTGGATGAAGTATGATACGGGCGCTGGTAGTGTGGCGGCTGTATCTGGACAAGTGGCGTATTACTACACGCTTGACGGATACAAGAATCACACTTGCAGTTCCGATCTGTCTGATTCTGTAGAAATAGGCGCGGGTGTTTGTCAATCCGCACCGGGCGATGGCGAGTATGCGTGGTTCCAAATTGGCGGACCTGCGACACTTGCACTCGCTTTAACTGCTGGTGCAGATGGTGATCCTCTTACACCAACTGGCGCTGGTGCCGATGGCACGTTAGACGTCTCCGCTGCGGTGACGGATAACATATGTGCAATAGCGGGCGATATTTCCGACAAGGAAGTCGTCTGTACATTCCCAGAGTAATGGGATCAGGGGGCTATGCTTTCCCTCCCTTGCATAGCCTCCTACTTTTTTGAAGGAGAAAGCAATGTACGATTCGGAAACTGGAATAGAGTTTTCTGTCGATAGTAAAGATACTTGCCGACCGCTTTTTAGGATGGAAGCGAAACAGAACAAAGCAAAGACAATTACCGAAGGCCGACCGATATTCGACCAGGTACCATATGTCACAATCATAAGCCCTGGCGATAATAAAAACGTGCCGGATACGAAAGTGCTGGACGAACACCGACAACGATGGCCGCGAGAATGGGAAGCCTTTGAGAAAGGCATGGAGCAGCCGATCAATGGAACGCCGATCAATCAATGGCCGGTTTTAAACAACGCACAGGTTAAAGAGTTACAGGCGTTGAATATTTACACTATCGAGGAAGTGGCCTCATTGTCAGATAATAATACGCAACAGATCACAGGTCTGATGACGTTAAAACAGCAAGCGATAGCTCACCTGGCTACAGCAAAAGACGATGGTGTCGTTTATGAAGCGTTAGACAAGGTGGAAAAACTGACCGAGCAGATGGAAGCTATGGCAGAGGAAAACACAATGCTGCGAGCGCAAGTCGAAAACATATCCAAAACCAAGCGAAAGAAAAAGATAGATGTCTCTGTTGACGATATCCCAAGCAGTATCGGATGAGCTAGGCGTTATCCAGCCTTCTACTATTATCTCGAACACGGAGGCTACTGCCGTCCGTTTGTTCTCGGTAATGCAAGCGGGGGCAAAATGGCTACGGGATAATTATGATTGGGCCGTACTGACTAAGGAACACACATTTACGTCGGCGGCAAATACGGCGGCCTATGCGTTGCCAGCAGGTTTTGAAAGAATAATCCCCGGTACGTTATGGGATAGAACAAACAATCTTGAGATGATTGGTCCCTTGACCCCTGCACAGTGGCAGTATTTCAAAGGCGCGATTACCTCGGATTTAGGTTTACAGGTCAGGTGGAGATTAACGCCCAGTGGATCAGCGGGAAGCACACCACAGAATACGCTGAAAATAGAGTTGGAGAATCCGGCTGCAGCGACAGTAGCGTTTCAGTATATTTCTAATCTCTGGTGTGCTGATGCTTCGGGTGGATTGCAATCAAACTGGGAAGCAGACACGGACGTTCCTATTCTGGATGAGGACTTGTTATTCAGAGAAGCATGGTGGAGAGCATTGAGAGCTTTCGGGTTCCCGTTTGAACAACAGAAAGAGGATTCAAGAAGTTGGTGCAAGCACGTTTTCGCCCGTGAAAGAGGCGGTGGTCAGAATATCAATATGGCTCCCCCCGCTCCGGCGTTCTCTGTAAACCTGCCTGATACGGGTTATGGTTGATGGTCGCACAAACTATCCCGGCTCCGATAGGTGGATGGAACCGCCGGGACGCACTCGACATTATGCCGCCATCGGATGCGGTAACACTAGACAACTGGTTCCCCGGCACAGGAAAAGTAGTTTTACGCCGTGGATACACGACCCACGTTACAACGGGGATAGGCTCAAGCAACGTCGATACCCTGGCTGAATACAACGCGACAACAGTCAGAAAATTGCTTGCTGGTGCGAATGGTAATATTTACGACGTAAGTACCTCGACAGCCAGTTCACTGAAAAGCGGGGTATCCGAGAATCGTTGGGAGACATTGAACTTCAACGGCTCTATGGGTTGGGTGAACGGGACCGATACGCCTCTGGTTTATGACGGTTCCTCATTCGGCAATATGACCGTATCAGGAACGGGTCTGACGGTTACAAATTTGAAAGGGATTATGGGGCATCAGTCCCATACGTTTTTCTGGGAGAATAATTCCCAGGATTTCTGGTACTCTGCGGTCAATACTTTAGGCGGTTCCTTAACCAAGTTTCCGTTGTCGAGGGTGGGTGCTTTTGGCGGTAATCTGGTTTGCGCCGGTTCATGGAATGTCGCGGGTGGCTCGGAGGATTGGGTTGGCGGCGGGATAGGAAATGATCTCGCTGTTTTCGTGATGTCTTCAGGCGATACGATTGTCTATGAAGGCGATAATCCGGCAAGCAACTGGAATCTGGTCGGTGTTTTCCGACTTCCCGCTCCGCTGGATGTAAGGGCAATCACCAGGGTTGGAAGTGATTTAGTAGTAGCAACAAAAGGCGGGATCATTTCGATGGCTGCGGTGGCTTCAGCCGGACAGCTTGAGACAAAAGGTGTTGTCAGCGACAAGATCAACCCGGCTTTGATTGCCAAGAACGATTTAACTGACCCCGGTTGGCAGTTGATCTACCATCCGACATATTCACAGGGCCGGTTATTGTTGTTGAATCTCCCGAATAGTACGGTCGATTTCGATCAGTTTGCGATGAACGCCGATACGTTAAGCTGGACCCGGTTCATAGAGATGAACGCAAGATGCTGGGGTAGATATAACGACAATCTGTATTTTGGCACTACTGACGGCAAAATAATGAAGGCCGACGACGGGAGTACGGATAACACGGCAAACATTACGGGTAATGCCGAGACAGCGTATAATTATTTCGACGCTCGTGGTATTCTAAAACGATGTTCCGCTTTGCGGCCTGTTCTAGCGGGTTCAGGGTCTATTTCAGTATCTATCGCGCCGCAATTCGATTTCGCACAAAGGGGTATCCCCTCGACGGAGGTTACGCTGGTTCCATCAGGGCCAACGTGGGATGCGTTGCCATATTCGGCGTGGGAAGACTGGGACACAGACTGGGAGTTTGCATTGACGACTATTGTTGCTAAATGGATCGCGTCAACAGGTGTGGGATATGCGATTGGGGCGAGATTAAGGGTGTCGACAGCGGACGATATTGAATGGCACACACTGACGTATCAATTAGAGCCGGGACAAGGGATTTTCTAAATGGCTTCACTTACAGGTAAGAAACCAAAAGATACATACAAAGACTTATTGCAAGTCTCCAATTCCAATTCAGGAATTGATTCGACGTTGCGACTTGTCTCGGATGGAGAAGGCACAAATTCTATCCTGAAGCTATCGACGACTGCGGTTGAAGTAGCTGGAGATATTACCGCGACAGGAACGGTGTTTGCGGAAGGAGACACAGCAGCAGGTGACGATGCCGCTATGGGGTACACTTCAGCG